GTTAATGTAGTACCACCACCACCTACTCTCGTTGCTGCTGCCACACCAGTGTTAGGTTGAACAATTGGTGTTGCATTCCAGAAGCCAATCTTCTGAGCAGTTGTAGTACCAATCTTTGTCCCGGTTGTAGTATTGAAAACCATGTTGACGGCATCTGCCCATGTGGTGTCACCACCATCAGCAATCGTCCATCTCACAGAGCCATTATCCCTTGCAACGAATATGTCATAGGCTGCATCTGCGTTGTCTGCCATCAGTGCGCAGTTCGCAAATGTGGGGTCGGTGGTGTTGAGTCCGAAGTACCCACCGCAGGAGACTGAACCTGCTCCAGTATCGTTGCGAGTGATACCAACGACTCCTAAATACTTAGCACCAGTCTTCTGATTGACACTTGCTGACAAGCCAGTTCTCCCTACAAGTCCGATGCTTATGTTCCCAAATCTTGCAAATCCTGCTGCTCCGTAATTGTTTCCGGTTGTGTTGCCAACGGTACTATATGTCATTGCACTATTACCAATCGGACTACCACCAACAACTAAACCAGTGCCAGTGCCAAGAGTTGCATTTTCGCAAAATATAGCACGAGTTCCAGTTGAACCAGTATATCCTGCTCGTAAAATAACATAAAGAGCTTCTTGCGGAAAGCTTGCATTAGATTGACTACCTGCTGATGTTATATCTAAATTGAATCCATTAGGTCTGTAGGAATATGTACTTGGCATGGTTGCCGTCACGTGCAATCCGTAGTTGTTCGTTGTCTGCGCTAATGTTCCAGCAACAACGTGCAACTTGCTCTGTGGTGCTGCCGTACCAATGCCGAGCGTATTGTTGGAATCATTAAAGAACAACTGAGCGTTGTCTTGAGTCAAGACTCCACTCGTTCCTGCGAACAACACACTGCCAGCAGTCATCGTGCTGAACGTGGGCGCAGAACTAAATGTCTTAGCACCAGCGAATGTCTGCGTGCCAGTAGTCACCAATCCCCTTGCAGTTGCGTTTGCATCAGGTATGTTGAAGGTGTGAGTAGTTCCTGCACTGCTGATAGCGAAGTCAGTTCCACTTGTGCCTACCGCAAAAGTCTGCGTTGCGCCAGTCAGAGCGTTCAGCGAAGTGATACCTCCACCACCTCCACCCGGTGCTGCCCACGTGCCATCGGCACGCAAGAAGTTTGTAGTACCACCACCACTTGCAGGAGCAAGACCCTTCAATGAACTTGTGAAGGTGTTCAGCATCGCAGTGACCTGCGTAGTAGTCAACGCAATCGGTGTCGCTGGCGAGCCAGTGTTGTTTCCGATGATGCTATTGGCAGCAAGGTTAGACATCATTGATAGAGTCACCTTGCTTGGAACCCATAGCGTTCCGTTGTACGTCAGTACGTTGTTCGCTACCGGAGGAGTAGTGATGAGGTCGACATCATGAATCTCGTCCATCTCGTAGCCGTTCTGCACACGAACATATATCTGACCGTTACCTGCGTTGGCTCGCTCAACTATGCCGATGTAGACGAAGTGGTTCGGAGCGTAAGGCTTGACATTAGTGTAGGACCCTGCCGTGTTTCCAAGATATAGCGTATCTCCTGCCGTGTACATGGATGTGTTCAACCCATCAATCACGCCTTGACAGATCACCATTCCGTTCTGCCCTGCACCTATGTCCTCCGCAGCCAGTCCGAATGTCTTGGCACTGGTAGCATCGCTCGTATTGTTCGCAAGCTTCACGCTCGCCTTGTTCCCCGAAGCACTGAACAAGAACACCGCTTGACCCTTCGTGATAGTCACCGCCTCGCCATTGTGAACATAAGCGTGCATGGTCTGACCGATGCTGCACATCACGTTGCTATTGTTCAGCAGATAAGATAGCGCACCAGTGTTCCCTTGATAGGCAATCTGCCCTGCACCCGGTGCTGCTACCGGTGTCAGGTCGAAGCTCACGAAGTCCGTGATGAGACCATTAGCACCCAAGTCCACGTTGCCGGTAGCACCCACATACGGAACGAATCCTCCTCCACTTGGCACTGCGTAGTTGTTCAGGATAGCATCAACGGCAGTCTTCAAAGCCGATGCACTCGCTGCTACCGGGTTAGTGCAATCATTGTAGTCAATCGCCCACTGCTGCCTGAAGTAGTTCTGCTCTACCTGATGAGCATAGAAGTACAAGTAGTCACCGAAGACCGCAGTCGAGCAGTATGCCTTCTTGTAAACATACTCATCCAAGTCCACCGTCAGCTTGACGGTAGTGGAGGAGAAGTCGACTATGGTATACGTGGGCATTAGGGTATGAAGGCTGCTACATCATTAGCGACTGCTTCGATGAATTCGTATAAATTCAAATATGGATCTCCACCGGGATCTCTCCATTCGGCATACTCATCTGTGACCGTTAGCTTATTGTGATTGAACATCATCTCACCGAAAGCACCTCCCCTACCATAGTTCAAGGCAGCAAATTTACGAGCATCGAAGGTGTAGTATAGATTGTTGAGAATCCCATTGTCATCTTCAATTATGAAACTTGATACAATCATTCTTGCGCCCAGCAAATTACTCGTTGAAACGTATTGTATGTACTTAGCCATCATGCAGAATATTGAGATACATCACCAATTACGTAATCAGCGAGAGCCTTGGGATCAGATACTTGATTGCCACCTCCATCAAAAAACTCGACATAACTATCTGTTATCTGAAGCTTATTCGGTCCGAACATCAATTCAGCCATGCCAATATATTCGGTATCGTAAACACAAGAGAAGTCTTGCACATCGAAGATAAAATAATATGATTGAATAGGGTCTCCAGTATCAATGTCCTCAATTGCAAATGGACATCGAAGCAAAGTATTCCCCAACTGTATAGCATCACTGTATGTTATTTTCAATCCCATCAGTCCTTAGTTTTAGAAGTGTGTTCAATTAGCAATAAGTATTCCCACAACGTGAGCTTGGTGCAGTTCACTCCGTACCGCTGATTCAAGAGGGTACGCTGGATGAATCCATCTTCGTTTTGCTTGGCGAGCTTTTGCCCAGCACTTTGTTCAATTGGAGTTCCTCCATCTTGTCGATTACCGTCAAACAGATCCGCAAATCTTCCTCTGATAGCGTTGGCAAGGGCAGCATATCCTTGAGCTGCATCACGATAAAAAAATCGTTGATATCTGCTGCCTCCTTCCAGCGTGCTATCTTCTCCTTGCAGTATTCCGGATCATAGCTGTACGGTGATTCATTCTTGTCGAAGAACGCTACTGATGCAAATTTATATATGATTTCACTCGTTGGCACTATCCACTCCATCCTTTCTTTCATCATCGCAATCAGCTTGATGATCTCTCCAATCTTGATGCTCTTCGGGTCATTGGTTACTTTCTCCATCGAATCGATGAACGCCATCAGATGCTCACGTTGGAATCTCATATTCCATTCCTCATACACCTGCAACGCCATCAGTCCACGCATCGAGAAGGTATTGAAGTAATCCTTCAGCCGATAGTATTGCACTCCATTACTGATGAAGGCAGGCTCTATCACATGACCTTCCTCCAGTTGCCATATCGGCTTATGACCCAGCTTTGTGATGAGCTTCGCCCACCAATTGCTGATAGTATTCTTGAATCTCGTCAATCGCAGTTTCAATTTTTCCATATCTTACTATTCCACCGACAATGAGCTGCCAGTTGTTATCCTTATATAACTTGACCTCATGACCTTGACGGTTCTTCCACCTGAACGGCTTGCCCTTGCAGGCACAACGCCCCAATGGATAGTACCCGATGCCTACGAGGTATGCGTTTAGTTCACTCACTGAAGAACTTGTTGTATATGATTGTGTTCACCGCAGCCAATGCCGGGATGTACATGATGAGCATCGCTATGTTCCAATCGAAGGTAATCCAATACGGTATCGAGTACACCGAAGCCATGCACGTAACACATCCGCCTAACGGTTGCCACAAGTAGCCAAGCCACTTCTCTCCCCACTTGCCAAGCCATTCAAGTATCATGCCTTCTTCCATCGCTATCTTGAGTCCGTTAATGAATAGCGAGTTGATGATTAAGAATACGAGTGTGTCCATCATTAATCGTATACAAGTGTGTTAGGGGTGAACGTAAGACGGTAGCAATCGTACTCTACCGCATCCAATGATAATACCATTGGGTTGCCTGAGTTATCAAATATGCTGACCGTGTAGCTTGAGTACGGATTGAACACCCCATCAGGAAAGTATGTAGTGTCAATCGTGATGACTCCCTGCTCGCTTGTTGAATAGTAATATGTGTACTCCACGTTGCTCTGGTTATCTGTGAAGACAAGCTTGTATCCGGTCTCAGGATTGAGTCCAGTCAACTCAAAGAATTGATTGCAGTTGGCTATGTTGACATCCTTGCAATCATTACACACCTCAACGGCTTCGAATGTACCGCTGAAGATTCCACCATCATCATCGAGCAGACTCAATGCAACCAAGTCATCAGCACTCACTGCTGGGTCGATGCCCATGCTTCGTATCTTAAATGTGATGTAGGTGTACGTGCCAATCAACTGCTGCGTGTATGTAGTAGTCGATGAGTAGGTAGTGTCAAGCGTGACTACTATGTCATCGAGCAGTGCGGTCAGACTACCGTATCCACTGCCAGCACCTGATGTGACTTGTTTCCACAAGTAGTATCCTGAATTGCTCCACGTTGATATGAGAGGAATCTTGATAGTGCAGTTGTAGCTCGTTGCCATGATTACAAATATACATCACAAAAAGCGAATCCAATCACGATGAAAACTATGGCAGTAGTACCTCCAACAATCCAGCAAGTCAGCCTTGCGGATGTCAGTGCTGCGGTCCTTCATGATGTCACCGTCCTCGTCCACCTCCACGTACTTGAGGTCAGTGATGAGACCCTTGCAGGTCGGACTGATGCGGATGCAGTAGTTCTGAAGTAGCGAGTTGACCAGCACCCTCGTATCACGAATGCTGGGATTCACCGCAGGCTGACGCATCTGCGCCCTACCAAGATGAAGACGAGCAGCCACGACATCATAGTACCCGGTGTTGCCACTGGTCAAGGCTGACCTGTTCGCTCCAGTCGCATCGCCAGTGACAATGAAGCTCGCCTTCGGGAAGGCTGCTATGATACTGTCGCAGAGCTGATAGATGTCTGAGTTCCGCAGTGCGAACTCCTGAACCACGTTGATACATCCGTCCTTGTGCTGGATTGCAAGGCAAGTGATAGGATCCACGTTGAAGTCGAAGCTGAGATACAAGTGCTGCATCTTATCGTACTCAACCGCAGTCACGTGCTTGACCTCGTCAAAGGCATAGGCGAAGGGATTGTTCGCAAGGTCGACATCTTCAGCAAGTATCTCGCAACGGAAGGTCAACTCATCCAACTGCTCACGCAAGTGGTCAACCTCGTCATGGCTGATATGCGGATTGTCGTAAGTTGATAAGTTGAAAGAACTCCAGCTGCCGTCATCCTTTGCGAACAACTCCTTGAAGAAAGTCCTGCCGAACTTGGGAGTACTGAGTATCCACGCATCGCCCTTGAAGTCGAGAAGCGTTGCCATGATTGTCTGAGTCCAAGCCTCCCTGAACTTCTTAGCCTTCTCAGCCTCGTCAATTACGACCCTCGCATACTTTCGCCCCCTGCCTGAGTCAGGCTCATCCATCGACCAAAAGTCAATCACGCCACCAGTAATCAGGCGCATCTGCTTGGTCTGCTCGTTCTTGGTTTCGATGATTGGCTTGAGTGTGTACTTGAGTTCAAGCCACACATCGTGCAGGTCTTTGTACGTGGGCGCATAGTACGCACAAGGCTTGCCATCAAGCGCAACCTGAGGGAGCAGCTCATTGACCGCAAGAGTAGTCTTACCCCATCGCCTGCCAATCTTCAGCACGTTGTACCGACTCGCTTCCGTCAGCACTTTCTCTTGCCCACTATGCAGTCGCTTGAGCTTGACCTCGATGTCAGTCACGGATAATCCTAATGTTAATCGTGCCGTCATCCGGCTTGATCTCCTGACGATTCATCTTTGGAGTGATGTACTCAGCAAGAGTAGCCAGCATCTTGAGTCGCTCGCCCGGACTGAGTTCAGCCAAGTCACGCCTCATCTGGTACTCATCGTACTCGTTCAGCACTCGTTCTATCTTTTCCTTGAGCCTCATTTCTTCTTCTTGACTTTAGCAGGGAGATTCTTCATCTGCTTGGGAGATGTCTTCTTGGCGAACTCCTTTGCGACTTTCGGATTCGTTGCGTATAGATACGCACGCTGGCTTTGTGATT